GAGCTTTCCCGTCGCTTGAGCAGCAGGCAGAAACGCCGACTTGAACGACTGGCCGGTCTTCGCTCCAGCGCGTGACGCGGCGACGCTCGCGGCGTCACCCGCTCGCGAAACGCCGCCCTGCATTTCGGCGCGGAGCTGAGCGAGTCCGCGACGGATTCCAGTCGGATCAAGCTCGACGTCTACATACGCGGTTCCGACAGAGCCAGCTATCGCTGGACCTCCCGCGTCGCGCGCGGATTCATCCGCGCGACCTCAGCGATCGAAACGACAGGAGCGTTCGCGCGCGCTTCCTTCTCCGCTTCCTTCGCTCCTGGACGATCGACGCGAAGCGGGTCCGGAAGACGCGCTCCGCGCTTCGAGTGAACGCGAAGGAACGCGAGAAAATGGGCGTGAGCGACTTCGAGCGTCGTCGCCGCTAGCTCAAGCTCGCGCGTCCATTTCCGTTCGAGCGCGAGGACGAGTTCGTCGAACGCGTCCGCGTCCAGCGCGAGAAGTTCTCGCGGACTGATCCCTGTCGCGACAGCCACGTCCGCGATCACCCCCCGCCAGCTGCGGACACTTCCTCTAGCGGAGGGTCCGACGCTTCCGCGTCCTCCTCCTCGGCCGGACGCTCGCGGAGTCCTAGCGCGACTTCGCGCGCTTCCTCATCGCCCGCGATGATCCGCTTCGCGAGCTTGACGTCCTCGTCGATCGCGGAGACGTCTTCAAGCGAGTCGAGCCAGACGTCCAGCGGCTCCGCGACGTCGAGCGCGTGATGTACGACCCACGCGATTTCGCGATGCGTCTCCGGCATGAGCTTTCCGTCGTGCGCGTCGGAGAACGCGACGAGCGTCGCTGGACGAGCGGCGTTCACAACGCGCGCTCCTCCGTCGCGACTAATCACCGCTACCTCTAGGCGCGGCATAGCCCCTCCCTTCGGTAGCTGTTAGGCGACGAGCGTCGCGCCCTGCTGGGCCTCCTGGATCGCGGCGATTTCTTCGTCCTTCGTTCCGTACGCGGACGGATCGAGTCCAAGCGCGCTCGCGCGCTCGTCGAGCTGAGCGCGCGTCAGCGACGACAGGTCCGCGCCCGCGACGCTCGCGGCGGAGAAGCCGTCGAGGTCGGAGAGGATCAGCCAGGTCGTCGTCGCGGCGAGGACAGCGAGTTCGATCGTCAGCTCCACAGCTGCCGTCCGGACGAGCTGGAAGCCGACGTCGCCGTTCAGCTGGACGCGCGGGAAGTAGAAGCGGAACGTCGTTCCTCCGTCGACGCCGTCCACGACAAGCGCACGAATGTCGGACGTGCCCGGAGCGGGCGGCGTGTACGTGAACGGAGCGGCTGATCCGCTGAACGAGCCGCCGTGGAACGCGAGGAGAACGGACTCGCGATCGAACTCAAGCAGGTTGAACGCGATCGTCTTCGGCTCGTTCGTAACGAGGACGCGGACCGGCTCCGCGCTCTGCCACGCGTTCACGTCCTCCTGCTCGCGCGAGAACGTGAACGTAACGCCGTCCTCGTTCACGAATCCGAGGTCCTCCCACGGAGACGCGAGCGGATCGAGGTCGACCGGCGCGGGCGTGTTCTCCGGAGCGACGTAGACAGCTCCGGTCCCGGCGACGACGACATGAGTCGGCTCTAGGGCCATGTTGTCCCCCTTTCAGGGATCGAGAGGAGTCGCGTCCGCTGACTCATGCGGACACGCGAGTACGCGCGCTGACTGGCGACGCGGACTCCGTCGGCCCGGACGCCGGGGCGACCGGCGTTCGGACGGTGATCGTCACGTCAGCGACGTAACGCGGGCGGTTGGGGTTGAACGTCTCATCCGGAAGCCAGCGGAGCGGACCGAAGCTGACCTCGGAGACGACGCCTTCCGGACGCGCGACTCCGCGAAGCTCCGTCAGAGCGGCGCGCGTCGTCGCGATGAGTTCCTGAGCTGCCTGCTTCGGGCCTCCGTACGCGTCGAGCTGGAGAAGCGCGGAGTCGAGAACGAGCGGGATCGAGAACGGCGGCTCTCCTCCGACGCGCTGAACGATCAGGAGCGCGTCTGTCCCCGCCTTCGCTGGAAACACCGTGTAGACGCGGTCCGCGATCAGCGCGGAGACGCGCGCGTCCTCGCGGAGGAAGTTCGCGACGAGTCGTTCCGCGTCGGGGAGAAGTCCGAGGACGGGATTCGTCACGGCGTCTCCAGACAGCCGAACAGCCGAACTTGCCCGTGAGGGTGATTGATCACGAGTTCGCCCAGCTCGAAGCCGGACGGACAGGACGTCGCTCCGGACGGACCTGTCGCGCCGCGCTCGCCGCGCTCGCCCTTCGCTCCCGCTGGACCGCGCGGACCCGCTGGACCCGCTGGCCCCGTCGCTCCACGTCCGACGTCGATCGTCACTGTCCGCGTCGCTGGAGCGGAGCGGCTAAGAGCTGTCGACGCGAGGAAGCCGGACGCTCCCGCGAGGACGAGCGCTCCGAAAGTCACGATCAGGACAACGCGATTCACTTACGCTCCCGCCCGACCTTGAGTCCTTCGCGGAACGCGGCTAAGCGTCGTTCGCACTCCTCCTCCGCGCGCTTCCGGACGCGTCGGATCGCGAACGCGGCCGTCAGCACGCTCGCCACCCCGGAGAGGAACGCGCCGAGCGCGGAGAGCGTCTGCGCGTTCATCGTTCACCGGAGGACGTACCTCAAGCCGAGTTTTCGGACAGCGTTCTCGATCGAGCGATACGGCGGCGAGAAGCGCGTTCCGTACTCGATGAAATGCCAGAACGGAGAGCGGACGAGGACCTGCGCGAGCGGGTGCGTCGAGTCGTGGACCGTCTCCGTCATTACGCGCGTGATCCGCTTCGCTACTCCGTGATGGACAGGAATCTCAGGAGGGATCGCTTCCGCGATCGCGCGCGCTGTCAGCGGCAGCTGAGGAGCTGCCGCGCGCTCGACGACGAGGATCGCGTCCGGAGCTGGAACGAACGTCGCTCTCACGCGACAGCCTCCGCGTATGCCTCGACGTGATCCGCGCTCGCGCGTCGCGGATTGACGACGCGCGCCGGATCGCCGCGAAGCTCGAACAGCGTCCCGTCCGGAAGTCCGAGCAGCGTTCCGTCGTCGAGTCGGAGCGCGTCCCAGCCTCTCGCGGGGACGTCCGGAGGAAGGAACACGCGCCATGTCGTGACGAGGGCGTGTTCGTCCAGCTCCTCGCGCGTTCCGACGAGCTGGAGTTCCGCGACTGTCGCGAGTTCGTCGACGTCGTCGACTGGATCGCCGTAGACGTCAGGCGTGCCCGGAGTCCGGACGAGAAGCGTCACGCGATGCCGCATGAGTCCGACGACGCTCACGCGTCCGCTCCGGGTGGGTATTCGAGCCGGTCGTAATCACGCTGCCACCAGTCCGGAGGCCAGAGGAAGAACTCCGGAGCGGTCCAGACGTCGTACGCGCTCGCTTGTCCAAGCCACGGACGAAGGAGCTGCTTCTCGCCCTCGCTGAGCGCGAGCGCGGAGTCGAACGTCCCTGGATTCGCGAGGCGATACGTGTACGCGCCGATCGACTCCGACACGACCGCCCCGCCGCCGCCCTCCGCTGCCGACTCGCCAGCGACAGCGAGACGCGTCGCGATCGCGAGTCCGACAGTCTGGACCGGCGGCGGGGGAGGAGACGGAACGTCGTTCGGCCAGCAGAGAGCCTGGAGCGCGAGCGTCGCGAGCGACGCGTACAGCGCGGCGTCCTCCTCGGACAGAGACGGAAGGATCGCCGCGACGTCGGCCGGGTCGATGAGAGGAGGGGGGAGACTCCGGACTTCGTCGCTCGCGACGCTCATCGCTCGTTCGTCCTACGCGGTCCAGTCCGCGAACTCGAACGGAACGCTGACTCCGTCGACCGTGAGCGGCTGTCCGATCGCGACGCCGACGCGGATGTAGCAGCGCATCGCCGTCAAGTCCTCCTGAAACGCGTTCGCGATGATCGCGCCCGTGTTGTCCTGGAGGATCGCTTCCTCGGACAAGTCGAACGTAATGTCCTCGCGGACGCCGACGAGGAGCATGTTCCAGTCCCCGACGAGCGCGTCGCCCTTCGTGTCGTCCCAGCCCGCGACCGTGACGACAGGCCACCCGTAAATCGTCGACGCGGGAGCTTCGGACGGCGGCGCGAGGATGTTCGCGTACGCCTGACGGAGAGCTGTTCCGATCTGCGATCCGGCCGCGATTCCGTTCGGAACCCCGCCCGTCGCTTCGACGCTCGCGGCAGCGGCGTCGATCGCTTCGAGCGCTGTCGCTCCGGACTGCGCCGCTCCAGCGAGTCCAGCGATTCCGCCGACAGGGAAGCTCGACGGCGCGCCGGTCCCGAACAGAACAGCGTGGTCGAGCGTGTCCGCGATCGCGTTCGCGACGAGCGGCCTGACCTGATCCCAGATCGGATAACCCGCGTCGTCGAGAAACGCGTTCGGAAGCGCGAGGACGCACGCCAGCTCCTCGGCCTTGACCTGCTGGGCGGTCCATTCGATCTTCGTCGCAGGCTTCCGACCGCCGTAGGTCGGATTCACGAACCCCGCGACAGGCAGGAACGAAACGACCGGGATCGAGAGGAGTCCGGACGGCATGACGAGCCGACGGCCGAGAGTCAGCGTGACGGACTGTCGCGACGCTGCCGCGATCATTTCCGACGCCATCGTCCGGGGGATGAGGTTTTCGTAAACAGTCGCCACGCGACCGCTCCCTTCGAGTTCGAGAACTCGGAGCGATCCCGTCGCGTCCGCTTATGGAGGAACGAGCGACGACACCCGGTCAGCCAGAGTCGTTCCTAAGCGGCGAGTGTACCGACGTCCGCAGAGACGGACTAGCGCCGCGCGCGCTTCCTGATCCAGTCGTCCGGAGACGTTCCTTCACTTCTCGATCCGCCGGGACGCTCGCTCCTGCCGCCCTGAGTGACGAGCGTCGAGCGTCCTCCGCTGGACGCTGTCTCTCCGTTCGCGTTCGCGAGATACGGCTTCGACTCGACAAGTTCCGAGAGCGCATCGTCGACGCGCTTCGCGCGCTCGCGCTCGTCAGCGATCCCGAGGAGTTCGTCCATCGGGAGAAGACGGACAGCGTCCTCCGGATCGCGGAGCGTCCCGGCTGCTTGTCGCGCGACTTGCGCTTCGAGGAGTCGACGTTCGTAACTCGACGCGACTTCCGCGCGCGCTTCGTCGACGGCCTCGCGGACTGTCTTCTCCGAATCCGACTCGTGCTGAGTCCGAAGTCGCTCCAGCTCCTCGCGTAGCTCGTCGTTCACGGACTGCGCGGCGCGCTCCGATCGACGTCGATTCGCGTTCTCGCGACGAAGCTCCTCGAACGCGCGCGCTTGATCGTCGTTCAGTCCCAGCTGATCCGCGAGCGAGCGACGCTCCTCGCGCTCTCCCTCGCGCTCGTGTTCGCTCTCGCGCTCCTCGCGCTCCTCGCGCTCGTGTTCACTCATCGGGACTCCAGTCCGCGCCCGCGTAGGGCGACTCGCCGCCCAAGTGATCCGACGTCCCCGGAGCGTTCTCACGCTCATCGGCCCAATCGACAGGCTCGTCCGCGTACGGACGCTCGCCCAAATGTTCGGAGCTGCCCGAAGTCGGCTCGTCCGACTCGCTCGTCTTCTTCTTCGACGACGTCCGCTTCGGCTTCGTCTCGCTCGCTTCCATGTTCGTCACTCCTCCTCGAAGACAGGCGCGACTCCACATTCGTCGCGCGCGTGGAACGGAACCGTGTCCGCTGCTTTGTACCTACCCCCGCCGTCCGCGATCTTCACGCACCACGGACACGCGCTCGACGAGAGGACCTTCCGCCAACCCTTGACGCGCTTCGCGCTCGCGCGCGCGGCTTCCTGGAGTCCTCCGCGCTCCGCGCTTTGAAGATCGCCTGTCGCGAGTCCGCGCGCGTAGCTCGCTGCCGCTTGTCGCGCTTCCGCCTCCTCGACGCCCTCGCTGAGAAGCGACTTCAAACGGAGGACAGGAGAGCGCGCGACAGGCGACTCCGCTGTCACGAGAACTCCATCGAGCGCGCGCGCGACAGTCGGCGCGGACTTCGAGCGCGCGCGCGGAGCGAGCTTCGAGACGTACGCGATCGCGAACAACGCGGAGCGCTCCTGTCCTCCTCCGACGATCCGCGTCGCGACAGGCGCGTAGCGCTCGATCGCGTCGTCCGCTTCCGGATCGTCGAGCGCTCCGATCACGTTCGCGAGCGCGACAGAGACGCTGTCCGCGAGTCGGACTTGCGCTCGACGATGCGCGCTGTCAGCTGCCCGTGACACCCGCCGCCGCCGCGAGCTGCGCGCCCGCGCTTTCGAGTGTCCACGCCGTTAGCTGCTGAGGAGTCGCGCCGATGTACTCCCAGAGCGCGCGCTGAGGAACGCCGATCGTCTGGAGCTTGACCGCCGCGTCCGCGACTTGGGCGGGGTTTCTCATTTCCGCGTCCGCCCAGACTGTCTCCAGCTCGCCCGTCAGCTCCGTTCCGTCGAGCGCGAGTCCAATCCGAAGCGCGCGCTCCCACGCTTCTCCGAATCGACGCTGTCGCTCCTCGACTTTCGCGACGAGTCCGGACTCCGCAGCGACGAGCGATTCCGCGCTGGGCGGATTCGCGAGGTTCTGTTGCAGGAGGTAGTGAGACGGAACACGACTGATCGCGGCGAGCGCGGCGATTTCCGCGTCGATCGCGGACAGATACGCGGAGAGGTCCGACGCCTCGAACGTGCCGAAGCGTCCGTCAGGAGCTTCATTCACCCAGAGTCGATCGACCGCCGCTGAGTACGGCTCGACGGGGTTCCCCGTCTCCGGATCGCGCGGGACTTCGAGTCCAGTCGCCCAGCGCTGACGGAACGCGGCGAACTCCGATGTGAGGAGCTTGTCTAGCGTGAGCTTGTCGATTCGCTGGAGGACCGGTAGACAATCCTCCAGCTCCGACACGCCGCCGCCGAGGACTGTCGCTCGATTCTCGAACGGAACGATCGGGACAACGTCGAGCGGATTCTCCGTGATGAACGCGTCGCTCTCCTGCCAGTCCAGCTCAGCGGACTCGACGTCGACGTCGATCGGAAAGACGCTCGTGTCGTCTTCGACTGGAGCGCGATCGAGTTCCGCGATCCACGCGTAGCGCGCTTCGCGTCGATACAGCTCCGTCGCCCAGACTCGTCCGCTCCAGTCGACGGGATAGAGCTTGAGCGCTCCGGAGACGGTCCGACGCTTTCCGGGCAACGGCTCGTGCGTCACTTCGTACGCGGACTCCGGAGCGAGGATTGTCACGCCCGCGTCTTCGTCGCTGGCGACGGACACGTATCCAGCTCCAGTAATGAGCGCTTCCGTATAGACGAGCCATTCGTCTGCGTTCAGCTGCGAACGCTGGAACAGCTGCCACGCTTCGTCGGAGACGTCGACTCCGTCCGCGCTGTTGAAGCCTTGGACGTGAAGACGCTCCGCGAGCGTGTCGACGACGAGACGCGCCCACGGCGTTCGAGCTAGATCGAGGAGGAGTCGATACGCGGGCTGATACTTCCGCGCGACAGCCGGACGCGGCTGGACTCCGTGATACCACGCCCAGAGACTCGCGGCGTGTTCGCGCTGGACGCTGAGCTTCCGGAGGAGACGATCGCGCTGTCCTTCGACGAGCGCGAGCGCGTCGTCAGCGATCGACTCGAACGCGACGACGCTCACGGCAGGAGCGGGGGTCGGACGACGCAGAGTAGGTCGGAGCGGTAGTGAAGATCGACGTCGTACGGAGCCGCTTCGGAGCCGTGGCTGCACCAGCGCGACGCGTTCGCGTCACCGCCCGCGTAGCAAGTGACGACGTGTTCCGTCGCTCCTGTCGACGAGCCGTAAATCGCCAAGTCTCCGACGAGATAGTTCGGAGAGCAGCGCGGATTGTCGATGAGCGTCCCCGTGTAGCCGTACCCGCTGAACCCGTTTCCGTTCGGGTCGGGGACAGCGATCCCGGTCGCCTCTCGCGACCAGTAGTAGACGCACGTCGAGTGTCCAGAACAGTCCGTCGTGAAGCCGCTCTCCGGCTTGACCCCGAAGCACGCGATCGGACGCTCCTGTTCATAGTGAATCTTCGGCTCGTTCCCGATCGAGCGGCGACAGTAGTCAGACATGGCGTTCCGGATACGCGCCTTTTTCTGATCCGGAGACTCGCTCGACGGAGGAGGAGCGTCCTCGCTTTTCGGCGGCGGGTTGTCCTCCTGCCAAGCCTGGTAATACTCCTCCAGCAGATTCTCCGTCGTCGCGTCGATGATCCATTCGCCCGCGTGTTCGGAGCCAGCTGGAACCTTTCCGTACAGGAGCGCGTGATAGGTCCGCTCGTTCAGCGTCCCGGACTTGTCTCCGGTCCCTAGCGCGTTACGAAGTCCGTCGACTCCGGGTCCGGAGCCGGTAGGTCCAGTCGCTCCGTGAGCGAACGCGTTTGTGTAGCTCGTGTCGAACTCCTGCCAGCGCCAGAACCCCGCTCGCGAGACGGCGCGCTTGAGCGCTTTCACGTCCTTACCGTCCGACTGCGTCTTCTGCTTCGGATTGTCCGGCGCGTACAGCGTCCGCGTAAGACGCGATGTGTTCGACGGACGCGGGCCGGGTCCGATCGACCACGGAAGGACAGGAGGAGAGGAGCGCGTCCGCGCGCTCAGCTCGCGCCAGAACTCCGCGAGCGCGTCTTCCAGCCACGGAGCGGGTTCGCGAATCGCGGACAGTCGATCCCCGACTTCCGGAGGACGCGTGTCGTCGAAGACGAGACTCACCGTTCGCCAGCGTAGAACCGCGCGCAGAGTCGTCTGTCCTCGCGCGCGCGGCCTCGAGGATTTCGTTCGCGGACGCGTCCGTTATTCGCTACGATGGAAGCTCGCTCTAATCCACGACGAAAGGACTTCACCCATGAGCGAAGGAACCGAGTTTCAAGTAAGCGTTACCGGATGGAACGCGGACGGCGAGTCCGTCGAATCGGACGGGCGCGGAGCGACAGAGGACGTCGCGATCGCTGACGCGCGCGACCGCGCGTCGATCGTCGAAGTCGGAGACGTCAGCGTCCTTCGACGCCCGTCCTTCAAGAACGACGCGCTTCGCGAAGCCGCCGCTCGCCTCGGAGGAACGATCCTCGTCGGACAGTCCGGATACGGATTCCGCGACGACGAGACAGGAGCGTTTCTCAGCGACGGACAGCCGACTCCGGAGGACGCGCTCCGCGTCGCGCGCGAGTACGACGACTGGAGTCAGCTGTCGGAGGAGGAGGTCCGCGTCGGAGACACGGAGAACGGACCTCACGCGGACGACGTCCCCGCGAGCGCTCGCGCGGAGGCGCGCGAGCGTAACGCGTGGAACGAACTCAGCGACGGAGGGCGCGCGAAGCTCGCTCGCGCGGAGGAGCGCGAAACGAAGCGGATCGTCATTCCGCTTTACGATCACGTCACGGAGGAGGAAGTCGCGGAGATTCTGGACGGACTCCGCTCGTTCGGCTTCTCGCTGGAGCCGCGCTTCGAGGACGACGCTCGATGAGCGATCCGCTTCGACTCCCGCCGCTTCGTTCGATCCGTCTGTACGGGCGGATCGCGCGGGTCGCGCTCGTTCACGGGCGGAACGGAATCGAACTCGCGCTCGCGTCGATCGCGAACGTCCGCGACGCGATCGCTCAGCTAGAGGAACAGCACGTCCGACACGAGGAGGACGAATGACGAACAAGGACGGACGCGGACGCCCGCGTCTCGAACTCGACGCGAGACAGCGTCGCGACCTCGCACGCGCGCGCGCGCGCGTGACGACACTCGAAGCGAAACTCGCGGACGCGAACGCGTCTCTCGCGCGCGTCCTCGCGGACGCGCTCGCGAACGGAGCGAGCGTCCGCGCGCTCGCGGAGGAGCTTGGGCTGTCCAAGTCGACGGCTCATAAGCTCGCGCGCTCAGCTAGCTAACGCGCGCGCGTCTCATCGACCGAACGAGAAGGACCTCCCGCGCGGGGAGGTTCTTTTCGTATGCTGACGAAGCCGTCTTCCGCGACTACGCTTCACGCGTACACCGGAAATCCGCTTCGGGAGGTAACAGCCTTGACAGATTCGCCCACACACAACGGCGCGGCCGAGGTCAGCGCGTTCGACGTCGCGCTCCGCGACGGAGTCGCGAACGTCCTCGAATCGCTCGAAGCTGAGCGAGCGGAACTGCAACGATTGGAACGCGAAGTCGCTCTCGCGCGCGAGCGCGTCCGACACGGAGAGCGCGTCCTGTACGCGCTCGATCCGGACCTCCGTCCAAAGTCGGAGAAGACTGGAAAGCCGAACTCGAACGATCAGCGGTACAAAATCACGGACGAGAAGATCGACAAAGTCGAAGCGTGGATCCGCGCGAACATCGGACCGGAGCGGACCTTCGCCGCTGTCGATATCGAGAAAGCGGAGGACGGGCCACGAATGTCGTCCGCGACGATCGCCGTCGCTGTCCGCCGACTCCACGAGCGCGGAGTCCTCGTCCTCGACAGCATCGGCGGCGGTCCGCGACAGAGCCGTCGAAAGAACTATCGGATCGCGTCGTGAGCGCTCAGCGACACGCCACGCTGTACGACTTCCGCGACCTCGACGTGATGATGAAACTCCGCGCGGAAGGAAACGAGGACGGCTGGGTCGAGACGGAAGCGCTCGCGTCCGCGATGGGGTTCGACGAGGATCGTCGTCCTGTCGGATCGCGACTCTCTTGGAT